TTGCCATCGTACGGCACATGATGCAGCTAGAGCACCAAGCGTTCACGCAAGAGTACGACAAGCCGAAGCCACGGCCCATGGCGCTGGAGAACCTGTGGCCGTTCCCCGAAGCACCCCGTAGCAAGCCCACCCCCACCCCCGGCGCTGAAGACGCCCTTTTCTGAGGAGCAATACCATGCAAGACAAAGAAGCCGTTGAGATGATGCGCGCCATGGACGCAGGCATCATGCAGGTGATCGACCGTATCACCGCGCCGTACGACGCGAAGGAAGACGAGGATGAAGAGCTTACGCCTCAGCTGTACGCTGTGGTGCTGTCGGTTCTCAGCCGCATCACGGCATCGTCTGCCTCCAGTGCCGGCATGTCCGAGCAGGACTTCGTCGAGAGGATGGCCCACACATTTCGCACCGTCAAAGCGCTGGAGGCTATGCATGCGCTAGTGAACAAGGCACGCACTCAGTAAACCGGCCAGTGTCAGCTTAGCTTGCAGACGGTCAAGCGTTGATGTACTATGTCTCTACCGTCACTTCTGTCCTAACCCCACTCAACTAGGGAAACTCACCATGTCACACGAACTCACCACCAACACCCTGACCAACAAGATCGAGTACGCCTATCTGCGCTCTGATGGCGCAGGCTGGCATGGTCTGGGCAATCCCGTGGACAACGGCACCAACATCGACGAGTGGCGCGAAGCCGCCGGCATGAACTGGTGCATCAAGCGCTCGAAGGTGCGCTACGCCACGGCCCCCGACGCCAACTTCCTCGAACTGCCTGAGCAGCACGTCCTGTTCCGCAGTGACACCAAGGCGGCGCTGGGCATCGTCAGCGAGCGGTACAAAATCGTGCAGCCGGCACAGGTGCTGGAGTTCTTCCGCGACATCGTGCGCGTCGGCGGGCTGGAGTTGTCGGCTGCGGGCACGATCCACGGAGGCAAGCGCTTCTGGGCGACGGCCAAGATCGGCGAAGCAAGCCCGCTGTCCGTCAAGGACAGCATTGGGGGCTTCCTGTTGGTCTCCACCAGCGCTGATGGTTCCTCGGGTACCGAGGTGCGTCGCACGTCAGTGCGCACCGTGTGCGAAAACACGCTGGCGATGGCCATGGCGGACGCCAAGCCGTCAGTGCGTGTCACGCATCGTTCCGTTTTCGACCCCGCGCAAGTCACGGAGTTCATGGGGCTCAACGAGGCAGCATGGGCTGCGTTCCGCCATCAGATCGTGCGGCTGGCTAACGTGACCGTGAACGATGAGCTTGCAGATATCACGACGGCTGCATTGCTGGGCACGGGGCCGAGCGACGACAAGGTGCGCCTGTCGGCCGGATACAACAAGATCATCGACTTGTTCAAAGGCGACGGTAAGGGTGCTAAGCTCGACGGCGTGTTTGGAACCGGATGGGGCTACGTCAACGCAGTCACTGAGTACGTCGATCACTGGACCCGCGCTCGCTCAGACGAGAACCGCTTTGTCTCTGCGCAGTGGGGGCCGGGGTCGGACCTGAAGACCCGTGCTCTGAATGCGATGACCGCGCTGCTGCCGACCTGACCACAACCTCAACAACAAAGGACTCACATGTTCACTCTCGAAGACAACATTCCGCTCCCCAGCAAAGCCGCTCGCAACGCTCGCTACCCGTACGAGACGATGGAGGTGGGCCAGTCGTTCTTCGTCGCCATCGATGAGAGCATCGAAGATCGCGATGAGGCGATGCATAAGCTGGCGCGTCGTATGTCGGGCGCATCGGCAGCTGCTGCCAAGCGAACCGGCAGGACGTTCCGTACGGGCAAAGCCTCGAAGGACGGCAAGATCGGCTATCGCGTCTGGCGTGCTGCGTAAGCAGCCGTAGGCAGCGAAGGCCACTCGGGGGCTTCGGCCCCCTTTTTTTGCCCGCAAGGGTGCATTTGACAACAGGAGTCTCTCATGCTCACGCAGATCACCAAAACGATCAAGACCATGTACAGCAAGCCCAACGCGCAGGCTATCGCGCGCAAGCAGCTGGAGGAGGCGCAGCGGCAGCTGCTGGTCTATCAGTCGCAGACCGAGTACTCGCAGCAGATGGTCAAGTACTATCAGGCGTCGATCACGCGCCTGAGCGCCTACGTCCGGGACGGAGAACGCGAATGAACGCCGCACTGCAGGCCCACGAACGGCTGGCCTACGTCCTCCCCCGGCGCGTCTACGACGCCCGGCCCATGACGCCCGACCGCCAGCGCCCACGCACCAACACCTACCTCGGCCGCGTGCTGACAGCGGCTGAGAAATACCCCGGCAGCTTCAGGGTGACGGACATCATGCGCGACACCGGACTGCCCTACAACAAGGCGCAGAGCATCTGCGCACATCTCACCGTGTACGGCTGGATACGCAGGCTCAACGCAGTATCCCCCAACAACCCCGGCATCTACGAGGTGATCAAATGATGGTCTACACCACCCTGAACAAGATCCGCTCGCACGGTCCGCGCGAGAGCGGCTGGGTCAAACTGCTCAAGCATCTTGGCAAGACGCAGGCTGACGACGAGCCGCTCGCACTGGCGACGGTGTTGGAGTCCAACGGACTGGACGATGCCTTGTGGTGCCTGCGTGCCTGCGACGGTATCGACCGTGAGGCTCGACTCTACGCAGTCTGGTGCGCCCGAAAAGTACAGCACCTGATGGCGGACCCTCGCTCGCTGGCTGCCCTTGACGTGGCAGAGCGACACGCCGACGGTGAGGCTACGGATGCTGAGTTGGCCGCAGCGAGTGACGCAGCGAGTGACGCAGCGTTGGCCGCAGCGTTGGCCGCAGCGTTGGCCGCAGCGAGGGGCGCAGCGTGGGCCGCAGCGAGGGCCGCAGCGTGTGACGCAGCGAGTGCCGTAGCGAGTGACGTAGCGAGTGCCGCACAAGAAGCCGAGTTCCGCCGGGTGTTTTGCACTGAGGAGGTGATCAAATGAGTGACATCTGGCCCATCGTATTTTTCGTTTGGATGTTTGCATCGTGGCTCACCCACATCATCACTTGCCTCGCCGACGGATCGTGGGGCTTCTTGGTGGCGGGTGCTTTGTTTTTCCCTGTGGCATGGATTCATGGCACAGGCGTCTGGCTGGGGGTGTGGTGATGAGCAAGATCATGATTGACCGCGCTCTGCTGGAGCAGGCGCTGGATGCGTTGGAGCGGAATGTGCAACACAAATACCCGCTAGAGTTCACAAAAGCCATTCGACTTGGACAAGAAGCCATCACCGCCCTCCGCGCCGCGCTGGAGCAGCAGGAGATAGATTGGTCGCTGCTGGAGGCCACACAGTCATCGCTGCGCGAGCACATGGCTGAGATCCGCAGGCTCCGCGCCTTGCTGGAGCAGGCGCTGGAGGCGTTGGAGACAGACACGGTTTCACTCAACGCTATCAACAACGTGGCGGCGTTGCTCCGCGCCGCGCTGGAGCAGCCGGAGCGGCCGGAACTGCGCGAACTGTTGATTGGTGCAGCCGCTATGGCGGTGGCTGCGGAGCGCAAGGGGGTGTATCAAGGCGCAAGTTGGGTGGCCGATGCGGTGCTGGAGCAGGAGGAGCAGACGGAGCAGGAGCCGGCGGCGCGAGTTCTACAGACGGTCGGCCAGTACCACAATGGGCGTTTCGTTGCGGAGGTCGAGACGGCGCGCAGGCTGCGTGATGGCGAAAGCCTCTACACCCACCCACCCCGCCGCGAGTGGCAGGGGCTGACGGAGGAGAAGATTGAGGTTTTGAACGAATTGAGGTTAACGCGACAGCAGTTCGCCCGCGCCGTTAAGGCCGCGTTGAAGGAGAAGAACAATGGCTGACCAACAACCCGGAGCCCTGTGGCTGGCTGATGCGCTTGCCGCGTGGGAGTGGAGTAGCGACGGACGATATGGGAAAGCCGCCGCCGAACTGCGCCGGCTGCACGCCTTGAACACCGAACTGCTGGCGGCGCTGGAGATGGCATTGCCCCAATTGATCGGACGCGCAGAACAGACCGCCAGAGCCGCCATCGCGAAAGCGGAGGGGAAGAAATGAAACTCACACCGTGGTTCCCACCTGAGATCAAGCCGGCGTATCCGGGGGTGTATGAGGTGCAAAACGAACTCATGACTTGGTATCGCCGCTGGGATGGTAAGCGTTGGTGTTTAGGAAGCAGATACCCAGATTGCGCTGCAAACAACGGCGGTATGTCGATGAAAGAATTACCCTGGCGCGGCCTCGCAGAGCCGCCGAAAGGATGGACGAAATGAGCGACCAGCAACCCGAAGCCCTGCTGCTGGCTGACAAAGCAGACAAAGCCGGCGCTCATCCAATAGCCGCCGAACTGCGCCGGCTCTACTGGGACGAGCACCGCGTGCGAAAGCACCGCGACATGCTTGCGGCCGAGGTCACCAAGCTGCACGCCGAGGTCGCCGAACTGCTGGCGGCGTTGCGTACTGCGGCTGACCATCTTGAAGGTATGCCGGACCCGGAAGACGTCGCGGCCTGCGTAGCCAAGGCCCGCGCAGCCATCGCGAAAGCGGAGGGGAAGTCATGAGCAAGCACACGCCGGGGCCGTGGGTTGTAGACGACAGCAACCCGAATCTTGTAGCGAGGCTTGTAGACGGCGTTTATGAGTATGTTTGTGCCGTTGAGCCAAGCAGCTTCAGCACTCGTGAATACAGCAAAGAGCAGGAAGAATCCGACGCCCGTCTGATCTCCGCTGCGCCGGAACTGCTGGAAGCGTTGAAGGAGATAACCCCGAACATGCCGCCGCCAGACGCCCCATGTCATTACGGAATCGTGCCGCAATCAAGATGCTGTCACTGTCAGCGCATTGCACGGGCCCGCGCCGCCATCGCAAAAGCGGAGGGGAAGAAATGAGCAAGCACACGCCGGGGCCGTGGATCATCACGGGCAGCATGATCAGCAGCGACGACGACACAACCGTGTGTTTGCTTACCAGCTATCGGGATATGACCCCGAGGCAGACCGCAAATGCCCGCTTGATCGCCGCAGCGCCGGAACTGCTAAGAGCTTTGCAAGAGATAGTGGATGCAGCAGACGGCAAAGGCTGGGAACAACTTGACGCTGGGTTTGGCAAGGCCCGCGCAGCCATCGCAAAAGCGGAGGGGAAGTCATGAGCAAGTTTACACCGTGGTTCCCCGCCGACGTTAAGCCGGCGTATCCGGGGGTGTATCAGGCCAAAAAGCCGAGATTTGTAGTGTATCGGCGATGGGATGGTGAGCGTTGGTATTACGGCAGCACTACCGTTTACAAAGCGGCCTGTGAGACAACGCCGTACCCTTTTAAGGATAACCCATGGCGCGGCCTCGCAGAGCCGCCGAAAGGATGGGCGAAATGAGCAATGTCCAAGTCGAAGGGATAACGGTTATTTCTTCCACGCTCCCGCCGATGGCGGCGAACATGACCCTGCACGACTGGTATGCGGGGATGGCGATGCAGGGGATGCTATCGGCGTCTGAAAACTACCAGACGATTGAGCTTGCGAAGTATGCGTTTGACGTAGCAGACGCCATGATGGCAGCGAGGAAGAAATGAGCACGAAAGACAACGGCGGGCCGGCGTTTCCGTCGATGCGCGACATGCGCCACAACCCAGACTTTGATCACGAAGAAGGCATGACCCTGCGCGATTACTTCGCGGCGAAGGTGATGCAGGCAGATATGACTGACGGCATACACGAAAGCGATTTTGCTCGGACTGCGTTGCGTGCCTACAGAATGGCCGACGTCATGATGGCAGCGAGGAAGAAATGACCAACGACGACCGCAACCTGCACACCTGCAACTACTGGTGCATGAGGCCCGAGTGCATCCTGCAACAGCGAAATGAGTTGCGCGACAGGGTACTGAAGCAGAAGCCCACGCTCTGGGCTCTTAAGGACAATCCGGGGATCACGACGCATTCGCGTCCGCAGGCCGAGAACCTGTGGGATGCACTGGGGCCGATGGTATGAACCGCGACGACATCATCCGCATGGCGCAGGAGGCTGGGTTCCAAGATCATGGTGTTGCAGAGATGTGGGGCCACCTGACCGCCTCTAAAGGACATATTGAACGCTTCTTCAAGATGGCCTACGAAGCCGGTGCCGCAGCCGAGCGCGAGGCAATCAGCGACGAGTATTCGTCGCGCCTTCAAGGCGATCTGGAACATGGTGTTAAGTGGCTAAACGAAGCAGCCAGCGAGGAGTTCACGAAGAAATATCCTGAACTGTCGGCGTTCCTGAAGTGGTTGGATGCCCGATCATTACGCTGAATTCATCCGCGCAAGGGGGAAGAAGTGACCCGCACCGAGATCGGGAAGGCCATGCCATGAATGACAACATCAAACCATTCCTCAAAGCCACAACGCCAGACAACAGCGACTGCATCAATATGCTGGAGCAATGGCTTGAGGATGCCAAGAACGGCGATTTGGTCAGCGTTGGGCTGATCGGTCGGCGCATAGGGGGCGAGTGGCAATCCAGCTTTTCGCGCTCCGACAACTCGGCGGAGGACGCCGGGATGCTGCTTGAGCTTGCCATCCGGCGGCTCGGTTTCAAACAACCAAGGGAATAGCTATGAGCAATGATCCGTGGAAGCACCGCAGCGAAGGAATGCGCTGCACGACTTGCATGTGGTTCGTCGGCAAGAAGCACGACAACATGGCAGAAGGCGATCTGTGGAAGGTCGGAAGATGCCGCAGGCACGCGCCGACCATGAGCGGCTACCCTGCGGTGAAGTCCGACGACTGGTGCGGCGATCACCGGCTCGACGAAAACAAGATCCCATGACCATCTGCGTCTCCTGCGACTCGTGGGAGTCCAAGGTCATCGACTCGCGCAAGCAACCCGCTACGGGCTGGATCACACGCAGGCGCGAGTGCATGGCCTGCAACACTCGATGGACGACCTACGAAGTGCCGCAGCGCGATGTACAGCAGGAAACACCCCATGAGCCGCCGCCCGAAACCTGACGCCGACTTCGTGGCCGAACAGGCCGCACGGATGCACGCGCTGCTGCGCGAGCGCGCCGCTGTGCCTCGGGAGGATCTGGAGTATCTTGTCGAGCGCGTTGCCAAGCTGCGCGACGAGCGGCTGCAGGCTGCGGTGGCCAGTCTGATCGGCTGGGGCGACGAGGAACGAGCCGAGATCGAGACCTTCGTGGCGATTGCCATCGAGGTGATGAAAGCCACCAGCGTGAGCCGCCTGCGGGCGGCGGCGCGCACAGTCGAGTTGAGGTACTACGCGCAGGAGATGCGCAAGGAGAAAGATGATGAGCGCGAATGAAGTTCAGTACGGTGGTGGTCACTACAAGCAGTTCAAGTACCAGACGTGGGATGTGATCCATGACTGGGGACTGGGCTATTTCGACGGCAATGCTGTCAAGTATCTGTCGCGCTGGCGGTACAAAAACGGCATCGAAGATTTGCGCAAAGCGCGGCACTACATCGACAAGCTGATCGAGAATTTGGAACAAACAGCAGCGGCGGCGAAGCCTTCGTCGCCCGAGGTTGTCCGGTTGACAAGCGACGGCAACACGGGCAAGCTGCTGTAAATCGAACACCTGTAGTCATGGTGAGAGCGCGGCGCTGAGGGGCCTTGCAGATGTGAACTCTCGTCGCGGCGGGCGGAACTGACTACGGCTTTGCCTCCGCCTGCCACCTGCACCGCGAACACCGGGGGCGCGGAATCTGCATCTCCCCCGGACGAACAAGATGGCCGCTACTCCAGAGTCAAAAGTAAAGCGGCGTATACGCGACGTGCTCAAAGAGTACGGAGCGTACTATGCCATGCCCATTGGTACAGGTTACGGCAAGTCTGGAACACCAGACTTCCTCATTTGCTACTGCGGGTGCTTTATCGCGGTAGAGGCCAAGGCTGGAAAAGGGACCACCACAGCGCTGCAAAAGAAAGCGCTGGAGGACATTACGCTAGCCGGCGGCGTGTCGTTGGTGATCAACGAAGACAACCTTTCTGCGCTAAGAGAGGCGCTAGATCATGTCAAACGACGAACAGACGCGGCTGGAGGATGTGCATCTGCTGGCCACAGTCCACCACGAACTGCGGTCCAACAATCAAGCGCTGAAGGAGTTTCAATTCATCCTGAAGAAGTTGGCGGCGTGCTACATGCAGAAGAAACGCTTCAGCTTTCGCGCCGTACTCTTAACACACTACGAGGGGGTCGAAGAGTTATCAGTCTATCCACTGCACCTGACGACGGAAGAGGACACAGTACGGATGCTGGAAGCAGCGTCCCAAGCGTACATGCTGGCGATGATGGACGAAGACCAGATGACGCGTCACTAACAGGCACCCACATGAGCGCACCATTCACTCAAATACTCACAATCGACTTCGAGACTAAATGGGACTCGAAGGCAGGCTACACGCTCTCCAAGATGACAACCGAGGAGTACATCCGAGACAAGCGCTTTGCCTCTTGGGGCGTAGGCATCCACTTCTTGGGCAGCGACGAGCCGCCGCGCTGGATCGGCTACAAGTACATCCGCCAGATCTTCGACGAGATCGACTGGAGCACGACCGCCGTGCTCGCCCACAACGCTCAGTTCGATGTCAGCATCCTGACGTGGGTCTACGGCTACGAGCCGGCGTTCATCTTCGACACGCTGTCGATGGCGCGGGCGCTGCGCGGGGTCGAGGTGGGCAACAGCTTGTCCAAGCTGGCTGATGAATTCGGCCTGCCGCCCAAGGGCAAGGCGGTCTACAGCACCGACGGCAAGATGGGCATCATCACGCTGGAGGAGGAGAAGGAGCTTGCCGAGTACTGCAAGCACGACGTGTTCCTGTGCGAGGAGATCTACAAGCGCCTGAGCGTGGGCTACCCGGTCAGCGAACTGCGGCTGATCGACCTCACGCTGAAGATGTACACGCGCCCGCTGCTGGAGCTTGACCAAGACATGCTGGTGCACGCGCTGCTGGAGGAGAAGGAGCAGCGTGAAGCGTTGCTGGCGATGCTGGGCATCCCAGAGGATGCGCTGGCGAGCGGCCCGCAGTTCGCGGAGGTGCTGCGACGCATGGGCGTCGAGCCGCCCATGAAGAAGCGCAAGCCCACGGCCAAGACGCCCAACCCGCAGGGCCTGACGTACGCGTTCGCCAAGAACGACGCCATGTTCCAAGCACTGCTCAACGGCGACAACGGCGACGTGGCGCTGCTGTGCGAGGCAAGGCTGAAGGTGAAGTCCACCACCGAGCGCACACGCGCGCAGCGCTTCATGGAGATTTCGGAACGCGGACGACTGCCTGTGCCCCTCTCCTACTACGGGGCCATCACAGGCCGCTGGAGCGCCGCCAAAGGCAGCGCCATCAACATGCAGAACCTCAAGCGCGGCTCATTCCTGCGCAAGGCGATCATGGCCCCCGAGGGGCATGTGCTGGTGGTCGGCGACCTCTCACAGATCGAACCGCGTGTGCTGGGATGGCTGGCCGACTACGACGAGATTCTAGACATCTTCCGGTCCCGGCAAGATGCCTACGCCATGTTTGGTTCGCAGATGTTTGGCATACCCGGCATGACGAAAGAGACGCACCCGGATCTTCGCCAAAGCGCGAAGTCGGCGCTGCTGGGGGCAGGATACGGTCTGGGGTGGGCATCGTTCGCCACGCAGCTGCTGGTTGGCTTTCTGGGTGCTCCACCTGTACGCTACGACAAAGACTTCGCGCGCAAGCTGGGCGTCACGCGTGACTACATCGAGCGCTTCCTCGACTGGGACGACAACCTCAAGGCGATGGCGGAGATCCCGCACACCTGCACATCGCAGGAGTTGCTGATCCACTGCGTAGCGGCCAAGAAGATCATCGACATCTACCGCGCCACTGCGCACCCGGTGGTTGGACTGTGGGAGCTTTGCTCGCAGCTGATCGAGCGCTCGCTGTACGGCGGCGAGGTGTACCACCACAAGTGCCTGACGTTTCAGAAAGAGCAGATCGTTTTCCCCAACGGCATGAGCGTGCGCTATCCGAATCTGCGTTCGCGCAAAGTCAAGAAGAACGGACGGGTGCGAGTCGAGTGGGTCTACGGCGACGGAGACAAGGAGACAAAGCTCTACGCTGGCAAGATCACCAACAACATCACGCAGGGGCTGGCGCGTATCGTCATGACAGATGGTATGCTACGCACTGGCAAGCGGTACCCGATTGTAGGAACGGTGCATGACGAGCAGCTTGTCGTTGTGCCCGAGCAGGAGAAAGACGAAGCAACGAAGTGGGTTCTGGAGCAGATGACGAAGGAGCCCAAGTACATGCCGGGAATCCCTCTGGCAGCGGATGTCGGCGCTCACCGACGCTACGGCCTTGCGAAAGGCTGACAACTAGGAGTCTCACCATGGCCAACGAAGTCAAGCTCGTCCCCGCCCCGCGCCACATCACGGTCGGCAAGTCGCGGTACACGCTGCACCTTGCCAAGTCGCATCGCCGCTACTACGGCGAGTGCTACTCGCAGATCAAGACCATCATGCTGTACACGAGCCACGCAGGCCAGCCGCTGCCGCCCGCCAAGCGCAACGAGGTTCTGTGGCACGAGATCACCCACGCCGTCCTTCACGAGATGGGCAGCGCCCTCAACAACGACGAGCGCTTTGTCACGCAGTTCAGCAAGCTGCTCAGTCAAGCCATCGACACTGCGGAGTTCTAGATGCAATGGTCACACAGTTCGCTCAAAGACTTCGAGGGATGCCCGCGCCGCTATCATGAGGTGCGGATTCTCAAGAAGTACCCACGCAAGGACACGCCCGCTACTATCTACGGCAACGCAGTCCACAAGGCCATTGAGCTTTACATCAAAGACGGCCAGCCGTTTGTTACTGCGTACCAGCAACACAAGCCGCTGGCGGACGCCATGCTCGCCAAGCCGGGGCGCAAGATGGCCGAGCACCAGATGGCGGTCAACGTCAACATCGAGCCGTGCGAGTGGTTCGCGCCTGAGACGTGGGTGCGGGGCATAGCGGACATTCTTGTTGTCGATGACGACAACTTGACTGCGTGGGTAGGCGACTGGAAGACCGGCAACAACAAGTACCCGGACAGAGATCAGCTGACTCTCATGTCATTGCTGGTATTTGCCCACTTCCCCCACATCCGCAAGGTCAACTCGGCGCTAATCTTTACGCTCAAGAACGACATCGTGAAGAAGAAAATGCTGCGCGAAGAAGCAGACGCGCACTGGCAACTTTATCGGGAGCGAACGGCAAAGCTGGCTGCTTGTATAAGCAACAACGTGTGGAACCCCAAACAGTCACCGCTTTGTCCGTGGTGCCCTGTGGTTTCATGCGAACATCACCCTAACCATCATAGGAGTTGATCATGCCTGAGAAACGCGACTGGAAACACAAGTACCAACTGCAGAAGGCCAGCGGCGAGACCAAGGATCAGATCGAACGCCAGCGCGCGCGGCGGGCGTACGACAAGGCCGGCATCGACCGCTCGGGCAAGGACATCGACCACGTCAAGCCGCTGCGTGCCGGCGGCAAGAGCACGATGTCCAACACCCGGCTGCGTTCGCGCAGCAGCAACCGCTCCGACAACGGGCGCTGACGATGGAGATCATCGACAACCGGGCCGTGCTGATCCGCACGCGCTCGCCGGAGAAGTACACCATCATCCCGCGCTCCAAGGTGGTGGAGACGCTCCCCAACGGCGGCTACACGGTCGCCGTGGCATGGGGGCTGGACGAGATGCGGGTGCTGCGCAATCTGGGCGTGAAGACCGCGCCCAGTCCGATCATGCGCTCTTACCCGTGGCCGGGGCGCTACCGCCCCATGCAGCACCAGCGGGAGACCGCCAGCTTCCTCACGCTGCACCGACGCGGCTTCTGCTTCAACGAGCCGGGGACCGGCAAGACGCTCAGCGCGCTGTGGGCGGCGGACTACCTCATGCTGCGCGGCGATGTGCGCCGGGTGCTTGTGCTCTGCCCCGTGTCGATCATGCATACGGCGTGGATGGCGGACATCTCCAACAGCGTCATTCACCGCAGCGCCATCGTGGCCCACCATCGCAAGGCAGCGCGCCGCGTCGAGATGCTGCAGGGCGACTACGAGATTGTCATCACCAACTACGACGGGCTGGAGATCATCAACAAGGAGATCATCAACGACGGCCGGTTCGACCTCGTCATCGTGGACGAGGCCAACGCCTACAAGAACCCGTACACGGACAGGTGGAAGGCGCTCGCTTCCATCCTGCGCCCAGAGACGTACCTGTGGATGATGACCGGCACCCCCGCTTCGCAGTCGCCTGTGGACGCGTACGGGCTGGCCAAGCTCGTCAACCCGCGCGGCGTGCCGACGCTGCTGACAGGGTGGCGCGACAAGGTCATGAACAAGGTCACCACCTACAAGTGGGTACCGAAGTCCAACGCGCGTGACATCGTCCACGAAGCGCTGCAGCCTGCCATACGCTTCACCAAGAAGGAGTGTCTTGATCTGCCGCCCGTTATTGTGGAGACGCGCAATGTCGCGATGTCTGCGCAGCAGGCGAAGTACTACAAGATCCTCAAAGAGCAGATGATGGTCATGGCTGCGGGTGAGGTGATCACTGCCGCCAACGCAGGTGTTGCGTTGAACAAACTGCTGCAAATCAGCTGCGGTGCCGCATACTCAGAGAACAACGAGGTCATCGAGTTCGACTCCACACCGCGCCTGCAAGTGCTGCAGGAAGTGATCGAGGAGACGGACCGAAAGGTCATCGTGTTTGCGCTCTACCTGTCCAGCATCGACACGATCACGCGCAGTCTGGAGAAGCACAAGATCACCCACGCCCAGATCCATGGCGGCGTCAACGCCTCCAAGCGCGCACAGATCATCGACGACTTCCAGCGCAACCCGGACCCGCGCGTACTCGTCATGCAACCGCAGGCCACGGCGCACGGCATCACCCTGACAGCCGCCGACACGGTGGTCTTTTACGGGCCGCTGCTCAGCGTGGAGCAATATCTGCAGTGCATCGCGCGAGCGGACCGCAAGGGGCAGGATTCCGACAAGGTTCGCGTCATCCACATCCAGAGCAGCCCGGTGGAGGAGCGACTGTTCAAGGCGCTGGCCGGCAAAGTGAGCGACCACTCTTTGCTCGTCGGCATGTTCGAGGCTGAGGCTGCGGCACGACAGGCGCTCAACGGCGCTTGACAAACTCTTTACAAAGCGTAGACTTTCGCGGGTCGGACCCACCGACCGTTTAGGAGAGGACAATGTCAGATGTACCGAACGCGGACGAAGTGCCGCTGGACAAGCTCGCCCGTGTGTATCGCAAGATCCAAGGGCGCATTCAAGAGTTGACCGCAGCATATGATGCGGAGGTCGCGCAACTCACCGTACAGCGCGACGCTGTGCGTAACGAACTGAAAGACCGGCTGCTCGGCATGGGCGTGAAGAGCGCCAACACTGCACATGGCACGGTCATTCTCGGCCTGCAGACACGCTACCACGCGCAAGACTGGGATGCGTTCAAGCAGTTCGTTGTGCAACACGATGCACTTGACCTACTGGAGAAACGCATCAGTCAGAAGAACATGTCGCAGTTTCTGGAAGCAAACCCAACGCTCGTACCTCCGGGGCTGAACAGCAATTCGGAGTACACGATCTCTGTCCGTAAACCGTCCAAGTGAGGATTTCATGAACGCAGTCGTTCAGTTCAACCCGTCGCAGGTGCCCGCGTTCGCGCGCAAAGCCGAGCTTTCTGAAACCGCCAAGGCCCTCGCGGGCAGCGGTGCTGGTGGCAAGCGCATCTCCATCGCAGCCGGTGTGTTCCGCCTGCTCGACAACGGCAAGGAGATTGCCTCCATTGAGGAGCGCTATCTCGACGTGGTGGTCATCAAGGCCGCGCCCAAGGTCGGCCGCGTGTGGTACGCCGCCAAGTACGACCCCGAAAACTCGGCAGCGCCGGACTGCTGGTCGGCTGACGGGGACACCCCCAGCCCTGATTCGGCGTCGCCGCAGGCGAAGACGTGCGCGTCGTGCCCGCAGAACGTGGCCGGGTCGGGGCAAGGCAACAGCCGCGCCTGCCGCTACCAGCAGCGCATCGCGGTGGTGCTGGCCAACGACATCGAGGGCGCAGTCATGCAGCTGGCTCTGCCGGCAACGTCGCTGTTTGGCGAAGCCAAGGGAGACAAGCGCCCGCTTCAGGAGTACGCTCGCTGGCTCGCCGCGCAACGTATCAACCCCGAGACGGTCGTCACCCGCATGCGCTTCGACCTTGATGCTGACAATCCCAAGCTGGTCTTCAAGGCCATGCGCTGGCTGTCGGACGACGAGTACGCCACGGTGGAGGAGAAGGCCGGCTCCGAGGAGGCGCTGAAGGCGGTCACCATGACGGTCGCCAAGCAAGACAACGTCGCGCCGGCTGAGATCGATGGGACGCCGCCGAAGGCCACCAAGGCGGTCATCGAGGACGATGTCCCGCCGCCCAAGGCCAAGAAGGCTGCGCCCGTGGTGGAGGATGACGAGCCTGTGCCCCCGCCCAAGGC